GAGGCTTACAAATCAGTACAAGAAGCTGAAGATAAAAAGCCTGAAGATGAAAAGGAAGACGAGAAGAAGAAAAAGTCTCCTGTAGAAGTCTTACCAAAAGATGGCGGTGACGAAGAACAAGAAGAAAAGAAGGAAGAGAAGCCTGATCAGTCTGGAGAAGTTGAAAAGTTAAAAGCAGAAATCGAAAAACTTAAAGGTGAGTTACAAGCAAAAGACTTAGAAGTTAAAAAGAAAGATGCTGAAACAACTGTAGAACCTAATCCTGATACAGGTGAGATTCCACTTCGTGTTGGTATCGCTCAGTCAATACTTGATAAGAAGAAAAAGGCTGAGAAGAAAAACGGCAAAGACGTAAAAGAAGAACTTGAAGAAGTCAACACCAAAGATGGCACAATGACATCTAGTCAACTTAATCGTCTAAAGCAGTCATACAGCACTGTAGGAAATACAATTGATCCTGAAAAGGCAATGGCTCTTTCTAAAATGCTTAATCGTTTTGGCGAAGGTGAGTTAAGACAACTAGTAAGAACAGATATTAAATTTGTATCTACTCTAGCAGTGAATAAACTCATTATGAAACACAACTATAAAGCAAAAGATATACACGATATTAGAAGAAAAAAATAATGAATAAAACTTTTGGACAGTTTAGAGCAGATTCTTTAGTAACACACTTTAGTGAGGACAAAGACCTACCCACTATCTACTGTGATATGGATGGTGTTGTTGCTGACTTTCATGGCGGACTAAAGAAGATGGAATCTGATTTACAAAAGGCAGGATACAATTCTGTACAAGATTGGTTAGATTCACCACTGTCTGATGATAAATGGAAACCAATTGTAAAGAATAGAAAGTTTTGGAGTACACTCCCTATGATGCCACAAGCATTGAAACTCTACAACTATATTAGACCTTACAATCCTAACATATTATCAGCAGTCGCTAGACGAGATCCAAATTGTCGACCAGGTAAGTTAGCGTGGTTAAGAAAGAACTTACGTATGACTGATACTAGTCGAATTAATTTAGTGAGAAGACGTGATAAAAAACAGTATGCTAAAGGAAACTTATTGATTGATGATTTACCGAAGAACATCGCAGAATGGAAAGCTGCTGGTGGCACTGGTATTCTACATAAATCAGTAGGGCAAACTATAGCACAGCTGAAAAAATTAGGATATAAATAGTAAAGTTATATAACAAAACTTATTAATAAGGAGAACAAAATGGCACTATGGACTATGACAGATAATACTGCTGGAAAACCTAAGTACATAACTCAGTCTGGTGTATCAGATGATGTTGCAGGCAACATCTACGGTGTAGATACAACTGAGACAGGTGTAACTGCCGGTGTAACACACGCTGGTTGGGTTAAAAGAACAACAGGTTCTGGCGGTCGTGCAGGAAGAGTACACCACGAAACATTAGTTGCTGCTTCATCTATGACAGGTGATGCTTCTGACGATACTCAATATCCTGACAGTTAATATTAACAAAGTGATCTAGGCATATACCTAGAATAGCATTCCCCAAATACATGAGGGGTTAAAACAAATGGAGAAAAAACATGGCAGATAAAAAAATTACGGCCTTAACTGATCTAGGTTCTGGAAATATTTCAGCACCAGATTTACTACATGTTATCGATGACCCAGCGGGTACACCGATTAACAAAAAAATTAGTGTGCAAAGTTTCTTTGCAAACATTCCAACAAGTGTTACTGTTAACCCAGGTGGATCTGGTTCAGTAACAATCAACTCAGACTTAGCTGACGTTGACTTTGTTGTTTCAGGTGACGTTGAAGAAGCGTTCAGAGTAGACGGTGGTAACAGAGAAGTTGTTATCAACGAAGCATCAGGTCAAACTGATCTTAGATGTGAAACTAACTCACATTCTTCAGCATTTGTTGTAGATGCATCAGCAGATACAGTAAACATCGGTGCGCCTATTTTGATGAATCAAACAGCACAATCTTTATCAGGTGCTGGTGCAGTAGATGTAACATCACAAGTTACACACTTCACATCAACAGGTGCTTCTGAAGCATTAACACTTGCAGATGGAACTGACGGTCAGGTCAAAGTAATTGTCCACGTAACTGATGGTGGTTCAGGTGTATTAACACCAACTAACTTCGGTAGTGGAACTACAGTAACATTTACAGCCGCTGGTGATACAGCAACATTGTTATTTACTAACAGTGCTTGGTATGCATTATCAGTCGTTGGTGCTACAGTAGCATAATATATAATACACTAGGGTGGGCAGAAATGCCCACTCTCTAATTATGGAGTAATAATGATACACGAGACAATTGACAGATTGAGAGTTGAAGTTAAAAGAGACCAACTTCAACAACAATTTAATGAGTTGCAAAAAGTGATTGCAGAGTTAACTCAGAAACTTGAAAAAGTTAAAGCAGATGCAATCGCAGTAAATGGTGCTCATCAAGTTTGTGAGCAAATTTTGACAGAGGCAACAAAAGATAATGATGAAGGTGTTGGTGATATCGTTCCTGAAAAGACAGACGATGCACCAGAAGATAAACAAAGAGACGAAAGATTTGTAAAGGAAGAACAGAAATGAACGAAGAAGTTAAAATTAGATATGGTGCAGGTGGGGCAGTATATTATGAGAAAGTTGCGCCTAAGAAACAAGTAATTTCTGAGATTGCTGAAGATGAGGTTGAAAAGAAAACTCAACCAAAAAAGAAGAAAAAGAAAGTAATACAAGAAGTCTTTGCTGATAACGAAGACTTGTAGAGGAGAAAAAATGAAAACTTTTAAAGGATACTTAAACGAAGTATCAGTACACAAACCTGCAGGTGTCGGAACTATGGCACACAGTAAGTCTGTGGAAGACAGTAGCATGGGCGCTCATATGATTGAGGATCCAGAAACTTTAAAAAAAGTAAATGCATTTGTTCAATCAGTAGCAGATGGTGAGTTTCTAAACCCACAAGCTGGAATCTATGGATTAAGAGAAAAACTAATGAGAATTGGTTTATCTTTTGATGATGTTGACACACCAGGTAAAAGTGGTACTGTTACAGCTGAAGTAAAACAATTCGGTGGAAGATTTGGTAAGGACCTTGACGGCAAGGATTTAAATGATGACGGTATTTCACACAGAAAAGAAGGTGGTTTAAAAATCAACTTCAAGTACGAAGCACACGAAAAAGGTTGTTATAAAGTCTACGCTGAACTAGTGTAGTTCGATGAAGTTTGATAAACTAACTAAAGATAATGTTTTGATGTTCGCCATCAAAGCCTATGATAATCCACAGGCATTGGGAACAAAAGAATTTTATGATGATATGAAACGTTTCAAGTATTTGAAACGACTGTTTAAAAAGTATAGTTTATCGGGCGACTTCAAAGATAGGTTGATACTCAATCATCTTATCATACTTGCTAATGTTTTCGGTGTTGAAGAATCAAATGCTTTACTGTTTTTCAAAATAGAAAAGAATCACTGGCCAATACTGAAATCGTGTTTGACATATCTGAATTATTTAAGTGAAACAGATGTGCCACAAGTTAAGAAAAATGAAAAGGTATATAAACACTTAAAGGAACTATAATGGGAAGAGCGATAGATTCACTGATTGTTTTTAGATTTCTAAAACTCCTCGTCACGCCATTTAAAGATACTAAGGCATACGAGTTAGGTATCATTGATGAGCGTGGAAAGAATCTAAGAAAAGCAAGAAAGTTAAATACCGAAGAAGAAAGAGAAGCTTATACTATTCTTCATCGATTAGTATTTAACATTAAGAAACTTATAGAAAAAGTTCCTGGTGGTAAAACTAAACTAGGTTCATATGCGGCCGCATTATTCTTAATTAAAGAACACGTCAAAGAAAAGATTGAAGATTGGGATATGCTTGAGAAAGAGTTCTACAAGTATATTAAAGATAATGTCGAACCATATGACTTAGACGAAGAAATACAATTTACAGATAAACTTACAAAAGGAAAATATAAGTTGATGAATGATATCTACACAGACAAAGATACAGAAGCATCAGCAAAGATTGGCGACATTGTAGTCGCATATAAAGACACACCACCATACGATCAAGTAATGGGTGTAGATATTTTTCCTGTCATACATGAGAAATCACAAGAAGAAATATACGTAACAATAGAAGACTTAGAGGAAACAGATGAAAAAGTTTAATACATTCAAAGAAGAAATCGCTAATGTCACTGGACGAGCAGTTGCAGGAACTGGCGATGATAGTTCTACTGTAGTTGTTAGACGATCTGGTAAAAGAAAACTATTTACATATAACGTAGAACCAAAATTATTTGATAAGTTTCGTAGAGGTAAAAAGAAGTATGAGAAATGGGCAAGATACTTAGACCTTGAAGACGAAGCACAAGCCGATATTTACAAAACAGCGATGAAGAATCCAAAAGGAATTATCGTTATGAAGAACAGTGATACAGGCGAGGTTAGAGCTATTCGATACTCCAGAACAGGTGGTGGACAATGGCACAAAATCTCACGTGGATTGAGAACTAATGACGAATCATTAGGTAGAGTATTCAAAAAAATTAAAGAAAGTATAGACAAAGTAGGAGACAAGCAATGATGCAATGGTTAATCAACTTAACTGATAAATTATATACTTTGGCATCTTTTCTATGGTCAGCATTTTTATTGCTGACAGTGATCGTATTACTAAGTTATACAGTGCATGAATTAGCAACTATAACTGAAATCTTAAAAGGTATGCAAATTAACTCATTTGAAATTCCAAAAATCATTGAGGATATTCGAGGTTAATGAAATCTTTTAAAGAATATACGATGCCACTAGGACAGTATCGTCCTATCGCAAAGATTGGCAATATGAAAAGTCCTGAGCCAAGACCTAAGTATGCTGTAAATGCAAACGCAAAAGGTCCTGGCTTAGGGACTATGACACCACAAGCATTACTTGCTAAAAAGATTAAAAAGTTTAAGAAAGAAGATCAAAAAAGAATACCTAGAAAGAAAGGTCAACCTGCTGGGTCTGATAAACATTCTGATCTATACACAGATGAAAACCCAAAAGGAACTATACATGGTCTAGGTTTTACTGATGGTGCAAAGGCAAAACAATCAGTAAATAAAATAAAGAGCTCTGGTAAGACACATGCTCATAAGATGCAGGCTGCGATTGCAATGTCACAAAGAGCAAAGGTTGCCAGTCAAAGAGCAAAAGATCCTGAAAAGAAAAAAGACTTAGGACAAGCTCACAAAGTGTATCAGAGATATATAGATACGAATAAAAAAAGTAAGGACTAAAATGGAACTATTAAATATAGATTTATTGATTAGTTTGGCTATGAAGTTTTGGCAATGGTCATTATTGATCGCATTAGTCATTGTTGGATTTATTATTAATCTATTAGATAAAAGAAAAAGTAATTGTACTTTTTCATACGAAGAATTACCACACTTACAACCAGTAAAAATCTCTACTAAAGGTAAAGGTTTCTGGAAAGGTATTGCAATGTGGCTACTATCAACAAGAAATTGGGTAGTAGAAAAAGATTGGAAGTTTTGGTATAACGGTATTGAATATATTATACCAGCTGGGTTTCAATTTGACGGTGCAAGTATACCGAAATTTTTAAGAACATTTTTTTCACCAGTTGGTGTTTTATTAATTGGTGGATTAGTACACGACTACATGTATAAGTATGCGTGTCTAAAACCAGTGCCTGTCGGCGACAAGTTCGGCAGAACAGGTAAAGAGCAACTTCTATTAGTAGATCAAAAGAAAGCAGATCAAATCTTTAGAGATATTAATATAGAAGTTAATGGATTCTATTTTATGAACTATTTAGCGTATTGGTCTTTAAGACTAGGCGGCTTTGTCGCTTGGAATGGTCATAGAAAGAACGACAAAAAATAAAGGAGTATTTCACATGGATTGGTTAAAAGCAAGAGTAAAAGAAGTATCAAGTTGGTCAGGCGCAGGTCTGATTGTACTTGGTGGTCTCATCATTCTAGGTGGTCCGTTTGTTAATTTATTAGCATGGGCTGCTGTTGCATGGGGCATCTTCTCAATCTGGAAGAAAGACTAACATAATGTTTGGGCAATTAAAATTGATACTCATCGGAATTACTTTATTAGGCGCCGCTGGCGCTGCAGCTTATGTGTATAAGTTGAAAGCAGACAATGCTATATTAAAAGAGAATCAAATAAAATTAGAACAATCTGTCGCAAGTCAGAAAGAAGTTATTGCCCAACAAAAAGAAGATTTTGAAACAATCTTAAATGCAAATAAAGAACTAACAGAATTAAAAGCGAAACTCGACAAAGAGTTAGCCGCACTAGATGACAAGTTTAATAAAACAAATGCATCTGGTAAGAAAAGAGATATTGGTGACCTTGCAATTGCAAAGTCAAAAGTTATACAAAAAATAATTAATAGAGCAAGTGACAACGCTGTGAGATGTGTTGAGATTGCCATGGGCAGTCCACTAACCGAGAAAGAGAAAAATGCTACGAAGAAATCTGAAATCAATTCAGAATGTCCTTCTATTGCTAACCCTCAGTATATTCCTTACTAATTGTGCAGGAGTAAAATCGTTAGAGGTTTTAACAAAAGAAGTAGAAAGACAACCACTTAACTTAGAGAAGCCTCAGGCTCCTAAGATGGAAAATCTGAATTGGATTATTATCACAAGTGATAATGCTGAAGAAGTGTTTGCTAAATTAAAAGAGAACAATACAGATCCTGTACTCTTTGGTTTATCAGATGAAGATTATGAATTACTAGCAAAGAACTTTGCACAAATTCGAGCATACATCATTCAACAGAATGCTACATTAGACAAGTATAAAGAATATTACGAGGGAGAATAATGTCGCAATTGGATGAGATCACAACAAAGGTTACGAAATTAGAAGGTAAGGTAAACTCAATTGAAACAATGAGTGGTAAACTAGATACTGCTATTGAGAAACTTACAGACGTTTCTACATCTATCAAAACAATGTTAGCTGTACACGAAGAAAAGATTAATCGTGGTGGTGAGATTGATGATGAATTGTTTTCACAAATAGAAATGAGAAGACGTGAACTATCAAAAGATATTAAAGAAGTTCACAGTAGATTAAATACTACATCAAAAGAATTAAGACAGTGTATTACTAATCTAAGTAATCAAATCAGACAACAAGAAAGATTTAAATGGTTACTGATTGGTGGTGCAACTGTTCTAGGATATTTTATATCAAACTCAGGAATGTTTGATCGTTGGTTTTAATCGGGCGCTCCACTCTCGCTTTACGCCCGACTGCTAGCATACTACTACTTATTCGACTTTCGTAATCGCTTCTTTTGGATTTGCTAAAGGTATTAGTCCAAGACTAGTTAAGTAACCTCTCTTACCGATTGCCTTTTTATGTGTAAATGATTTTACAAACTCATCGATGCCTGGAATCACACCAACGTGTTGTCTCTTTACATAAAAGTATAATGGTCTGCTGATTGGATAAGAACCATCTTGTATACCTTCTAAAGATATTTTCTTGCCTTCAATTGTGTGTGCAATAGTTTTATCTTTATTGTTTAGATAATAAGAGTAACCAAAGATACCAAACTTTTGATCTTCACTTTGTAATTTTTGAACAATCAAAGTATCGTTTTCACCGACTTCAATAACTGCGCCATCTTCTCTGATTAAACTACAATCTTTTTTGTTTGCTTCTTTTACTTCTTTCGCACATCCTTTTTTCATTACTAAAGAGTTCCATGCATCTCTAGTTCCTGAAGTTGGAGGTGGTACCATGATAGCAATTTCATAGTCTGGTAAACTTGGATCGATGTCAGACCACTTTTTAGGTAGCGGACCTTTTGCAGCCATCGCTTGCCAGATTTGACTTCTTGTGAAGTTTACTACAGGTTGCTTACCATTTTGTACAAAAGCAATACCATCTAAACCAACGATTACTTGATCGATATCAGTAACACCGTTTGATTTACATAGTGCAATTTCTTTGTCTTTAATTTTTCTACTTGCATTTGTAATGTCTGGATAGTTTGTTCCTACACCTTTACAAAAGATTTTCATACCACCACCAGTACCAGTTGATTCCACAACGGGTGTTTTAAAACCTGTTTCGCCAAATCTTTCTGCTACAACTGTAGAAAATGGATATACGGTAGAACTACCTGTGATTGATATTTGGTCTCTTGCATTTGCAAGACCTGTCATCATAATCATAATTAAAATTGTTAATATTCTCATTTAGGTTTCCTATGTTTTACTTTTGAGTTAATACACAAGTATGTATTACAGAAATGTGACAAGTAACAAAAGTTTAACATATTACCTAAATGCACATCTACTATATGAAATTAGCTATTGCAATTTACCTCGAAGTGTGGTATAATGTGACTAAATTAATCATGGAAGGATGTTGAACAAATGTATAATCTCACAAAATCAGCACAAAACTTTTTCCTCAATATTGGTAGTATGTTTTCTAACAATTCTACTGATAAATCTGATGATGGTATCAAACTATTCTGCCAGAGCGAATATGGGGAAAATTGGTATTGGGCGTATAACTCATACAAAATTGATGGTAGATTCCCAAATCCACTAGACAATTAACCCTTGACAAGATCGTATATTCCTGATATAATATGCGTTCTATGTCGACAATTGATATTCAATATATTATGCAGGTTTCTCCTCGTTTAGAGGGCTTCAAAAAGAAATCTCAAAACCTATATAACTTTCGTTGTCCCTACTGCGGTGATTCCCAAAAGAAACGTAGTAAGGCACGAGGTTATTTCTATCGTGTAAAAAACGATATGTTCTTCAAGTGTCACAACTGTGGCGAAGGCAAGACTGTCGGTACATTCCTAAAAGACATAGACAACGAGCTGTACAAACAATACACCGTAGATAGATACAAAGGCTCTGCTACATCTCACGTAGAAGAACCTAAGTTTGAGTTTAAACCTGTAACATTTGTTGACAAGCCACTACGAGGGTTGAAATCATTTGATCAACTGAAAGAGCATCCTGCGTTTCAGATTATGGAACAAAGAAAGATACCAGAGGAGTTTTACTCTAAGTTGTATCTTGTCCCTAAGTTCTATTCATACGTGAATGAATTAATACCTAATAAGTTTCCTAAGATTGATAATGATCACCCTCGTATGTTGATACCTTTTTTTGATGAGAAAAATAAAATGTTTGCATTTCAAGGCAGGTCTTTCGGTTCTGAAATCCCTAAATACATAACGATCCGTTTAGATACTAAGCAGAAAAAGATATTTGGTTTAGATCGTCTGAACAAGGATAAACATATATACATAGTAGAAGGTCCGATAGACAGTCTTTTTATCGATAACTGTATCGCTATGGCAGGTGCAGACCTAGAATTAGATTATAACAAAACTAATTGTACAGTTATCTTCGATAACGAACCAAGAAACACAGAAATATTAAAACGTATGAACAAAGTTATTACGAACGGATTCCCTATCTTTATTTGGCCGAGCGAAATAACAAACGAAAAAGATATTAACGATTTAGTATTATCTGGTTACAACAAACAAGCAATTAAGAAACTCATCGATGACAATACCTATTCTGGTTTGTCAGCAAAACAACAATTTATTAACTGGAAAAAGAAGTAGGAGACAAGTAAATGACAACAGAGGATATTTACGTTGTAAAACGAAATGGACGTGGAAAAGAAAAATTAGATATTAACAAGATACATGATATGATGCAACACGCATGTGAAGGCATCTCTGGTGTTTCTTCTTCTCAGGTACAGATGACTTCGGGTTTACAATTTGCTGATGGTATGTCTACAGATGACATTCAACAGATTTTAATTCGTTCAGCATCCGATCTTATTTCTTTAGAAAGTCCTAACTATCAATATGTTGCAGCTAGACTTCTTTTATTCAGTTTGAGAAAATCATTATTTGGTAGATTATGGGATCACCCTAAGTTATCAAAACATATTGACGATGGTATTGAAGCAGGTGTGTATGATGCACAAATTAAAGAATGGTATTCTCAAAGTGAAATAGACAGAATGGATCAATGGGTAGACCATGAAAGAGATTTCTTATTTACATATGCTGGACTAAGACAAGTGTTCGACAAATATCTTGTACAGGATAGAAGTACAGGTAAGATATTTGAAACACCACAGTTCATGTATATTTTAATTGCGGCTACATTATTCGCACATTACCCAAAAGAAACAAGGATGAACTATGTTAAAAGATATTACAATGCTATTTCAAAGCATTTTATCAATATTCCAACGCCTGTTATGGCTGGTGTACGAACTCCTCTCAAGCAGTATGCGTCTTGTGTATTGGTTGATATTGACGATACTCTTCCTAGTATCTTCAGCGGCGATATGGCTATTGGAAGATACATCGCTCAAAGAGCTGGAATCGGAATCAACTCGGGAAGGGTACGTGGAATCAATTCAAGGATCAGAGGTGGAGAGGTCCAACACACTGGTGTTATACCTTTTCTTAAAAAATTTGAGGCAACGGTTAAGTGTTGCACTCAAAATGGAGTAAGGGGTGGTAGCGCTACTGTTCATTTCCCTATTTGGCACCAAGAGATTGAAGACGTTATTGTTCTCAAAAATAATAAAGGTACTGAAGATAATAGGGTACGTAAACTTGATTACTCTATACAGATGTCTAAACTATTTTATCAAAGGTTTATTAAGAATGAAGACATAACTTTATTCTCACCACATGAAGTTCCTGAACTGATGGATGCATGGGGTACACCTGAGTTTGATGAATTATACGAAGTTGCAGAAAGAAAAACAAGTGTAACTAAAAAGAAAATTAAAGCATATGATTTGTTTATGGATATTCTAAAAGAAAGAGCAGAGACAGGTCGTATCTATATTATGAACATGGATCATACCAATGATCATAGTTCATTTAAAGACAGAGTATGGATGTCAAACTTATGCCAAGAGATTACACTACCAACTACACCAATTCAACATATCGATGGTGAAGGTGAGATTGCATTGTGTATTCTATCAGCAATTAATCTAGGTAAGATGTCTAGTAAAGAGATGATGGAAGAATATTGCGATCTAGCAGTTAGAGGATTAGAAGAATTAATTGATCATCAAAACTATCCAGTTGAAGCTGCGAAAAGATCAACAGTTGCAAGACGTTCATTAGGTATTGGTTATATTGGTCTAGCACACTTCTTAGCAAAGAATGGTTACAAATATAATGACCCCAAAGCATGGAAACTTGTTGATGAATATACAGAAGCGTTTCAGTATTATCTATTGAAATCATCTAACGAAATCGCAAAAGAAAAAGGTCAGTGTGATCTATTCCATAGAACAAAATATGCTGATGGTATTATGCCAATCGACACATATAAGAAAGAAGTTGATACAATCGTTAAAAGAAAACTATCAATGCCTTGGGATAAGTTAAGAAAAGAAATTAAAGAACATGGTCTCAGACACAGTACACTTACAGCACAAATGCCAAGTGAGAGTTCAAGTGTTGTATGTAATGAGACTAATGGTATTGAACCACCAAGAGATTATCTATCAGTTAAGAAATCAAAGAAAGGTCCATTGAAACAGATCGTTCCTAGTTTCCCACGTCTGAGAAATAACTATACACTATTGTGGGATATGCCTAGCAATGAAGGATATATAAATATAGTCGCAGTAATGCAGAAATACTTTGATCAATCTATTTCTGGTAACTGGTCATATAATCCTGAGAACTATGAGAATAACGAAGTGCCGTTATCTGTCATGGCAAAGGACTTATTGACAACATATAAACTAGGTTGGAAGACAAGTTATTATCAAAATACATATGATGCGAAGAAAGATGTTGACGAACCAGCACATCCAGTCGGATGGCACGATAACGTTCAAGAGCAAGGTGAAACTCCAACTGTAAAAGAAACCGAAGAAAATTGCGAGGCCTGTGCAATTTAAGTAAGGAGGATACTCCAATGAATTGGTTTAAGAGACTAATTGATTGGTTTGCTACAGTATATGCAGATGAAGAACCTAAGTTCAGACCAAAAAGAGTTTTTATCATAAAAGGTAAGAAGTATTATTTAAGAAAGAGAAAGAGAGATATTACGACAAAATGAGTAGCGTATTTAATAGAAGTGAGGTTGACTTCACAAAACAACCAATGTTTTTTGGTGAAGACCAAAATACCCAGCGATATGATCAATTCAAATATCCCATATTTGATAAATTGACACAACAACAATTAGGTTATTTTTGGAGACCAGAAGAAGTTTCATTACAAAAAGATAGAAACGATTTCTTATCTTTAAGAGATGAACAAAAACATATATTCACTTCTAATTTAAGATACCAAACTCTACTAGATTCAGTACAAGGTAGAGGTCCAGCAATCGCATTTGTTCCATTCTGTTCGCTACCAGAGTTGGAAGGTTGTATGATTGCATGGGACTTTATTGAAACTATTCATAGCAGATCGTATACATATATTATAAAGAACGTTTACCCGAACCCTGCTGATGTGTTTGATCACATTCTTAAAGACAAACATATCATTCAAAGAGCAGAAGCAGTAACGAAGACTTACGATGATTTAATCGAAGCAGGTCATCGTTATGCGTTAGACGGTAAAGGTTCTACGAAAGAACTGAAAAGAAAACTTTGGTTAGCAATGACCAATGTGAATATCTTAGAAGGTCTAAGATTCTATGTTTCTTTTGCTTGTACTTTCGCATTTGGTGAATTAAAATTAATGGAAGGTAGTGCTAAGATTGTATCATTTATTGCTAGAGATGAATCCCTACATCTACAAATTTCTCAACGTATAATTAATAACTATAGAGAATATGAAAAAGATAAAGAAATGTTAGAAGTTATCAAAGAAGAAAAACAAAGAGTAACCGATATGTATGCAGATGCAGTACAACAAGAAAAAGATTGGGCAAACTATTTGTTTAAAGATGGTTCGATGATTGGACTAAATGATAAACTACTACATAACTTTGTAGAATTTATGGCAAACAAAAGAATGAAAGCAATTGGTTTAGATGCAATCTATGATCAACCACAAAATCAGAATCCATTACCATGGACTGATCACTGGTTAAATAGTAGATCACTACAAAACGCACCACAAGAAACAGAGATTGAATCTTATGTTATCGGTGGTTTGAAACAGGATGTTAAAGAAGATGCATTTAAGGACTTTGATTTATAATGCCTAAGATACACCACGAATGTGAAGAATGTTCGAATACGTATGTCATTATCACTAAGGAAGAATGTGACATACGTTTCTGTCCTCACTGTGGTGAAGTAGTGCATTTAGATGAAGAAGAAGAAATTTGGACTAACCATGAAGAAGATGAGTAATTATGAAAACACAATCAGCGAAAGCAAAAGGTCGCAGACTACAAAAAGAATTTAGAAATCTTTTAATTGAAAAATTAAATATTCATCCAGAAGATATCGAAAGTAGATCGATGGGTGCAAGTGGTGAAGATTTAATTATGGCCAGAGCTGCAAGAGAAAAGTTTCCCTACAGTATTGAATGTAAGAACGTTGAAAAACTCAACGTATGGGATGCATATAAACAAGCAGAAGCAAATAAAGGAAAGTATGAACCTATAGTCGTAATGAAAAAGAATAATACAAAAGCATTGGTTGTTATTGATGCTGAGTATTTTGTGAATTTACATAATGAATAAAACTTTTATAACTGGCGTAGATGAAAACCATGAATGGATGTTGAAGTGGTGGTATAGAAATATTACCAAACATAATCCAGACGTGCATATAACCATCTGTGATTTTGGCATGTCACAGAAAGTTAGAACGTGGGCATATCAACACGCAGATCATTTTATCGAATATTCCAAACATCCTAGGAACGCATGGTATCTAAAAACGCAAGTGCTTTTAGATTCACCATACGAATATACTTGTTGGTTAGATGCTGATATAGAAGTATTAGGTAATATACAAGACGTATTTCAATATGCTCAACCTGGTAAGATAGGTCTAACAAAAGATTGGATTAGAAAATTTCACACAAACAAACAATGGTGGGCAACAGGTTTTAATTTAATTAAAGGTCATTCTGATCTTTTATACGATTGGCATAGCATTTGTAAACGAGCCAAAGTTAGAGGTGATCAGGAGGCGTTGCAAGAATTAGTATTAAACAATCCTGTGAGAAACCAAGAGGTTATAGAACTACCACAAACATATCAGTGGTTAAGAATCTCTTTACAAAAAGGATGGGATGATCCAAAGAAAAAGACAATTCATTGGACTGGTCCTGTCGGAAAGAAACATATTAAGGAGAAATTGATGCATGAAGACGATAACAATTTTAACGCCTAGTCGTAACAGACCAAAACGACTTGACAATTTTATTCGATCTGTATATGACACAGCAGATCATCCAGAACGTATTCAAATATTAAATTATATAGACTTAGACGATCCATCAATTAAGGAATATAAAAAATTAGAAGATGATTATACATCCGAACTGTACGAGTTATTACATCTTAGAAATCTTTATGGTCCACCTATGTCAGTATCAAAGTCATGGAATGAGATTGCTAAATTATCTCTCGGTGACATTTTAATTATGGGTAATGATGACCAAGAATATCAAACTCAATATTGGGATACAACACTAGAGGGTGAACTTAAAAAGTTTCCAGACGACATTTATTGTGCATGGTTTGAAGATAAAATCAACGGACCAAAACATTGTGCGTTTCCAATTATTAGTAGAAAGTGGTATGACACTGTAGGTTACTTTGCACCTGGTGTATTTAACTTTGGTTACAATGACACTTGGGTATATGACATTGCTAAGAGAGTAGGTAGAACACACTTTATCGGAGATGTGGTTGTAGAACACAAACATTTTAGTCGAAATAAATCTGAATATGATGATACATATGCTAAGAATAGAACACAAGAGAAAGGTAATCTCTATGCGAAAGACAAGATTATCTTTGAACAAACAGAAAACAAAAGACAAGAAGACGCAGATAAATTAAAGGAGTTGATCAAATGAAAGTAGGATTTGTTGGCATGGGTAACTTGGGCAGAGAAGCTGCTGAAGTTATGGCCGAACATTATGATGTTATAGGATATGACATTAAAAAAGTAGAGACTACTGTTAAACTATCAAGTAGTTTACAACAAGCAGTAGATGATAGAGACATTGTATTTTGTGCTGTGCAAACACCACATGATTCAGACTATGACGGAAGATATCCGACTAGTCATTTACCACCAAAAGATTTTAATTATGACATTGCTATTAATGCAATTAAAGAGATTGACAAGTATGTAAAACCAGGAACAATGATTGCATTAATCTCAACTTGTTTACCTGGCACTGTAAGAAATAAGATTGCACCATTAGTAAAGAATGGTCGATTTATTTACAATCCATATCTGATTGCTCAAACAACTGTCAAATGGGATATGAAGAATCCTGAGATGATTATTATTGGTACCGAAGATGGCACAGAGACAGGCGAGGCATTAGAGTTGTTTGAGTTCTATAAACCAATCTGTGAAAGAAACACAAGAGTTGAAATTGGTACATGGGATGAAGCAGAAGCAATTAAGATTTTCTATAATACTTTTATCACTACAAAATTATGTCTTGTGAATATGATACAAGATTGTGCTATGAAAGTAGGTAACATGAATGTCGATGTGGTAACTACAGCATTGAAAGATTCCACAATGAGGATTATGGGACCAAGTTATATGAAAGCAGGCTTAGGTGATGGTGGTGGATGTCACCCACGTGATAACATTGCACTCAGATGGCTGGCACAAGAATATGATTTTGGGTATGATATTTTTGATTCAATTGTACAAGTCAGAGAACTACAAGCAAAAGCAATGGCGAAGTTTATGGTAGAACAAAACGAGAACGAAATCGTCATTTTAGGCACTGGTTTTAAACCAAAAACTGATCAATTACATGGGTCTCCTTCAATACTTGTAGGGCATTATGCAGAGATAATGGGCCGAAAAGTACACTATACTAACGATATAAAGAACGTAGAGCCGGACCTAGAGGGGTCGAAGTACACTTACCTCATAGGGCACTTTGATGGCACTTATGACGACTATAATTTCGCTTTAGACAGTACAATTATCGATCCATGGCGTTCATTTAACGCAGATAAACGACCTGATTTAAATGTGATACATTACGGAAATACACGTAAAAAAGAGTATTCTGTATCAGAATTGTTGCAAAAAGGGTTCGAAGAAGAACAAAACTAGAACAAATAAGGGGTGTGCATATTGACGCACCCCTAAAAACCACTGAAAATACTAGGTTTTTTATTTAAAAAATAACCAAATTAACCATTGACATTAGGCTCATTTCCTGTTAGATTATACGTATGAGTTTGAGAAATCAAGTAAATAAGTCAATTATCAATGACGAGGTTATGGATTACGAATACGAAATCCATGATGAACCAGAGGTTAATACTACTAACAATTTTCACGTAGTATATCAAAGAGAGTACGAAGATAGCGAAGACGTTTACGAACCGTACTTTTTATCTACATTCACAGTTTTTAAAAACGTTCCTTTTTCTTACAAAAGATTACAAACAATTAGTAAGAAGTCAAAGGTTCTAAAACAGATACTAGATGCAGAGTATAAAGAAAAGTCTACCACGGCATCAAATTTCACTGGTAGAAGTAGAATTGCAGTTATCTATGATGACGAATATTATCAGACATACGAAGATGTGTTTGGTGATTCCGCATGTGGCGACCAAAACTTTTACACTGATTACGGTCAACATAATCCGTTTATGAGAAGATATGACTTTAGGTCATATTGTCACACCCTACACAAAAACGTTGACAACAAGAGAACAATATGGTAATATAATGATACAAGAACTTATGATTTTAGAACAAACAAAGAAACTAAAAGACGCCGCAGAAGATTTAGAGAAACAAGACCAAATCAAGTGGCAGACAAAATTTGAATTGTTGTTAGGTGCAGTACAAGGTCTACACAACAAAGTTGAAAATGATTTTAATGTTATGGAAGCACAAATGATTAAAGAGTATGGAGAGGAGAGTATACACTAATGGTACAGAGTTTAATTGAGTATGCAACATTTAAAGTGAAAGACTATGAACCAAGTGTCTATGGTCAAGCATTGTGTGATAAAGCAACCGAAGTTTATCAGATGTACTTAGATGGCAAGATTGCAAACAAACAGTATGCAGACGAAGTTGCCGCAGGTACAGATGAAGTAGAAGAATATTTTGTCACTCACGTAGATGAGAAGATGAAAGATGATGTGAACTACGAAACGATCTTAGATGATTTGCTTTTGTATGTTGACGAAAACAACGCCAAACTTTGCAGTTGGGCACTAATATAGAAAGAGGTACATTATGGTAGGACTAAAGTTTATAATCGGTTTATTCTCAATCATCTATGCAGTTGGTTGTATTGATGGTGGGTATAACGGCATCCCAATGAATGACAATTGGACAGGTTTCGCAATCGGTACAATTGTTGGTTTTACATTTTTGATTTGGGCAGTTATGTCGCAGGTAGAGGATCAGTAATGGATTTAGGTAGTGGACTACTTTTGTTCTTTATTGGTAGTATAGTAACAGTATTGTTTTTCACGCTGTGGTTTAAAGCGATGGAACAACAAGAAAAGGAAAGGGGCCTCTTAAAAAAAGGGGTTGACAACGATGATGAATCCTGATAATGTAACATATGTATTTGATCATTTGATCAAAGTATTAACAGAAAAGTATGGGTGGACAGACGTTCCACTAATAAAGAAAGATTAATTATGGGTTTGATTTATATACATCAGAAAGTACGTAAGAGAAAGAAGTTGCCATTGACACCTTCTTTAATCAAGGCAAGAGAAGAACACAAGAAGTTTTTAGATAGTATTGGTTACAAGAAGATTGCTAGAAAACACTTTCAGGCTTTCAATGATATAAATTATACCTTTGGTAGAGACGAAGACAAACCAAAAGAAAAACAGATTCCACTGTCAAACAAGATCGGAACAGGTGGCCAGAAGTCAAAAGACGAGGCATGGAAACTTGAGGCGAGTAAAAGATTTACCGTTGCGCCTGCCTACAACAAAGGTGCTTATCAAGTTATCAGTAAACAAGACGTAAAGGATATAGGTAAATGATTATTAATATAGGTGATACAATACGTGACAGTAGAGGACGTGAAGGCGAGATCGTAAATATCGGAATCGCTACAGAGAAAACAGATATTGCAGCTGAGAATGATACATCTCTCAATGCACAAACTTATGATACAGAATTGAACTACATTGGTGCAGTAACCTTTGGTTCAAATTGGTGTTACTTCGACCAGATCGAAGAAGTAACGAAAAGAAAAGCAGACGATACGGAGTAATTATGAAAGCAGTAGATATGATCGCAGTTGCAGTTGCAGCTTTGATTTTTATGTTGGTCACTGGCATTGCAAAAGCAAATCCAGTTGATACAATTACAGAGTGGTTGTCTAACGAAAAGACAAAGATTGTTGAGTATCAAACTGAGAGTTGGGAAAAAGGTAAAGTCCAATTAGCAAATACAAAACAATCAATCTTAAACTTGTTTAAGAAAGACGAAGAATAATATGGGTATGTGTGAGGCAGTTTTAGTTATTTTATTATCTTTCAATGGTGAAACATTGTTGCACAAAATAAATGATAAACCTGTCTCATATCCATTTGAATACGATGCCATGGTAGAAGAATGGCGAGAAAAGAATACTACACACTTTTGGGAAATCGGTGGTGACTTCTCAAAACAAGGACACTATTTAAACAATGCGAAAGGTACATTACAAGGGTCAATATGCGAGTAATTAAAGATTTTTGGGTTTCATCTTATCAGAGTGATAAGATTGCCTTTTATAACGAATTAGTAAGTTTTATTTTTATTGTTGGTGCAAGTATGACAATGGCGATTACAGCAGTTGCACCAGACATGAGATATATCTATCCAGGATATTTTGTAGGGAGTTTAACAGCAACCTATGCTCACTATAGAAGAAAATTAGCATGGCCGACACTACTTGTTGGTTATTTCTGTTTTGTTAACTTCTATGGTTGGTTAGTTGCGATGAGATTTGTATGATAGAACCATTAAAAGAAAAACTAGACGATAAGATTAAAGCACTGAACTCCAGTAGGGTTTACAAGAAGATTACACCGAGAGGTGATCTGTCTTGGTATCTAAAATGGATTTCAGTTGTTTTAATTTTAGTTGCAACAGCAGCCAGATCAGTAGGCACAATCCCTCACATTGATTTGTGGTTTGGATTGTTTGGTACATTAGGTTGGGCAGCCGTTGGTTATCTATGGCATGACAGAGCATTATTGTTTCTAAATGCAGTATTGGTTACACTAATTACTATGGGGTTATTTAATTATTATTTTGCATGATTGATTTTATTATCAGTATCGGATTAAGTATGATGCCTATTATTGTTATAGTTTTATTATTATGGATGTGGAACAATGAAAGAGTTTGATTACAGTTTAGATTATAAAAATATGATGTTTGATGCAAATGATAAACGTTATAGAATTGGTAGAGGTGAACAAGGAGTATTATTAGTTAGACCTTATACAGATGATATTTGTAAATACTGGCGATTTAAAACACCAGAAGATGCAATTATATCATCAACAAGAATATTATTCATGTATCATAGTTACAAAGATAAAAAAGATTTTGTTGGTATGGATATGTGTAGAAAATTTTTAGAGATGGGTTTTACCCGAGCGAGAAGATATGCTAATCACAAAGATGGTAAGAAATACAAAGACGGTAAAGTATTACCACAAGAGAAAGACGCATTGACAAGTCCGAAAGCAATTTCAGCTCGTATCTTTAAAATGGCACGAGACAAAGTAACAACAGATGAAACATATAAAACTATGAGACACGATTGGAGGTCTAATGAATAATGAGTTAAAGTTATTACCACCAGATGATAAAATGGTATTAACAAAACTTGACACTTTTGACGATAAGATGTTAATGTTAAGAGGGTTTAAGAACAGACAAGAACTCACAGAAAAGATGTTCTTGTTAATGAAGAAATATGCTGGTCTAGGTTTATCAGCAAATCAAGTTGGGTTACCATACAAGATGTTTGTAATGGGTGGTCATCCACAAATAGAAAATGCTAAATCAATTGCGATGTTCAATCCTGAACTAGTGTCAGAGAGTGACGAGAAAGTTATAATGACAGAGGGTTGTTTAACTTTCCCAATGATTTTCTTAGATGTTGAGAGATCAAAAGAATGTACATTTAAGTATACAGATAGTGAAGGCAAACCACAGACAGCAGACTTAACAGGTATGTTGGCAAGAGTTGCTTTACATGAATATGATCATATGAATGGCATTCAATTTACTTCAAAAGTTTCAAAATTCAAACTACAAAGGGCGAAGGAGAAAGCAGAAAAAGAAATCAAAAAAATAATGAGGGCACAAAAAAATGAAAAGAGAGCATAAACCTTTAGAGATGATACATGCTGAATGGCATGATGTCAAAAAAGAAGATAAAGAAACAAGAGTAAAATGGTTAATTAAACACCAGAAGATGCATTTACCATATGATATCAATTGGGAAAAATTAATCGAATGTAATAGAACTGGTAAGTGGCCTATTATTGCAAAACCAGCTGCAATCAAGTTACCAAAGAAACATGAAAAACTTTACGAAGAAATTATGGCAGATGATGTAGGGTTAACAGATGCACACGAGGAGATGACCGATGAAGAAATGGATGCTCTTCTTTAGTATTTTCTTTTTGATTGGTTGTGCTCAGAATAGAAATGTGTCTAGTCACTTCGGTGCAACAGTAGGGGCAGTAAGTGCTGGTACAACGTGTTATCAGATGATTTCACAGAATGCTCCACTTGTGGCAGCATGTGCTGTGATTGGTAGTTTCGCTGGTGCTGAACTATTTTATAAATCAGATCGAAATATTCACACGGCTGTGTTTGTAGATCATTTAAATACATCACCTGTGAAACCTAGTTACACAACTTGGTTTAATCCAAGAACTGGTAACAATGGTGACATTAAAATTAATAGGACGTATGTAATAGATTCAGGTATGAAATGCAGTGATTATATTTCATCTATGAATATTACAACTCACTGGCCATTGGCAGGTATTGATAGGTCAACTGAGTTTGGCACGGCGTGTCAACATCCTGATGGAGTATGGGAGGTTGTAAATGTCACATCGTAGATTTAATCAATTTTTTTGGATGATAGTTATTATCTTTATTGTTTATGTAGGAACTTTATTTTATGGTGTTTTTGCACAAGCAAATGAGACAGTACCACATACAAAAAGTAATTGTGTAATCACACAAGAAATCGATCCTGATACTATGATTGTTCTTAGGGAAAAAATGGTATGTAGAGATGGTTATATTGGACCAAGTTATTGGGAAATATTTGCACAATTTTATTACAATAATGCTGATGTACCTAGTTACTGTAGGTGGATCGACAGAAAAGACCATGCTTATCACACACCAGTGAAAGTATGTTTAACTGAAGAAGGAGAGTGGAAATATGATTAACTTCGTATTTGGTGCGATAGTTGGTGGATTTATTGTTTATGTTAATCCTACAATTGTCGATAATATAATGAGTATGATAAAGGGGGTGTTATAATATGAAATACTTATTGATAGTATTACTTGGTTTAGTAATGACAGCGTGTTCTGGTAATTACAAAGTAAAACAAGAATCAAGTAGAAACAACGATATGCTGAAAGAAGTTCCGAAGTGGTTTGTAGTCAAACCATCGAGTAAGAACTACATGTATGGTGCTGGTGTTGCAACTAGTCCAGACTTAAATTTGGCAATCAAAAAAGCAAATCTACTTGCGAAAGCAGAGATTGCTGATATAATCAATGGTGAAATGAATGAACGTGCTACGTTTTTCTCAACTGAAGTAGGTAGAGACAAAGGTAAGACTACTGTTCAGGAGTTTGATAGAACTATTGTAAACGTTATATCAAAAACAGCAGTGGTTGGTTATGAGATTGCTGAACAAGAAATCTTTACAACAGCCTTTGATGAATACAGAGTGTATATTCTTATGCAATTCTCGTATGATGATCAGAATAAACTGTGGGAAAAGATCATTAATGACAGTGTAAGTCAGATCAATACTACGGCGATCAAAGACGCAAATATCAAGGCTATAGATAAAGAATATATAGATACATACAATAAAATAATTACAAAAGAGTAATAATATGTCTATAGTTATCTATTCAAAACCAAACTGTACTTATTGTGTACAAGCAAAAGACTTGTTACGTAAGTGCAGTATGGAGTTTGAAGAAAAAATGTTTGGTAAAGATTTCATGTCGCCAGAGGAATTATATGAGGCAGTTGGTAAACAAGTTAGAACCATGCCTCAGATAATGATTGATGGTGAACTAGTTGGTGGTTTTAATCACCTAAAAGAATATCTTTTAGATAAGGGTTACATCAACTTCCAAGGTGAGATCATTGAAAAAAACGTATGAGGTCTACAAAAGAAAAGCGATACAACAGGAGTTATCAATAAAGGGTATTTTAAAATACTTTGAACTAAAGGAAAAATATGGGCGAAGTAATCGACTTCAAAACAAGACAAAAAGTAAAACTTAAAAACGAAAAGATGTCTAAGAAGCAACAAGACGATGGTCTTCGTGCCTATGCTAACAGTATGGTAGATGACTATATGGTACGTCTCATACATGAATGGCAACACGAGGGTTTAGGTATTGGTTCTACTAAATGGCAAAGTAGTAAACGTACATTTAAAGAACTAGGTTTCTTTATTGAAGCTTTGAGAGCGTTAGTATTAAAAGAGTTTAATTTAAAACATCCAATGCAGGATGTAGTCAAAGATATGATGAAAATAATGAAGGATCCAAAGACGAATAAATACTTTTCACAGATACAGTATCCGAAAGTAGAAAAGACAGTAGAATTTGAAGGTGATGATTTAAAATGATTTTGATTGATTTAAACCAAGTAATGATTTCAAACATGATGGCACAACTCGGTGGTAAGGGTGCAGACATCAGCGAGGATTTAGTAAGGCATATGATACTAAATTCTATACGTGGTTACAATGTAAAATTCAAAGAAGAATTTGGTGACATTATTATATGCTGTGATAGTAGACACTATTGGCGTAGAGAAGTATTTCCAAATTACAAATCACAAAGAAAACAAGCAAGAGAAGAATCTTCACACGATTGGGATAAGATATTTACAATCTTTAATCAAGTCAGAGATGAATTAAAAGAACACATGCCGTACAGAGTGGTAGACGTGTATGGTGCAGAGGCAGACGATATCATCGCTGTACTCGTTAAAAATCATCCAGACGAAAAGATGTTAATCCTAAGTGGTGATAAAGATTTTATTCAGTTACAAAAATACAGTAACGTGAAACAATATGCACCCATACAAAAGAAATGGGTAGATGGTGTGGATCCTAAACAGTATATCAAAGAGCATATACTCAAAGGTGATCGTGGTGACAGTATTCCAAACTTTTTATCAGCAGATGATACGTTTGTGAATGGCATTAGACAAAAACCAATTAGTAAAAAGAAATTGAGTTATTGGATTGCTAGTGATCCTAAAGGCTTCTGTAATGAATATCAGTACAGAAATTTCCAACGAAATATGCGCCTTGTGGATTTCGACTATATACCTAAAGAGGTAGAAGACGATATTATGACAGAGTTTAAGAGTGTACAGTTTGTAGGCAGACATAACATTCTAAACTACTTTATCAAAAACAAATTAAAAGACTTAATAGGTCAAATACAGGAGTTCTAAAAATGGCATTTGATGAAACAGGAAAGTTCGGACCAACTTTAACTTTCCACGAAATTTTAGTGAAAGTGAATAACGCTAAAGACAAACCAAAAAAGTTGCAGGTACTTAAACACTATGATACACCAGAATTAAGAATGGTTCTTAAATCTGGTTTTGATCCAAATATTACATGGGAGTTGCCGGATGGTACACCACCATATAAAACAAACGAAGCACCAGAGGGTACAGAGCATACGTATCTGAAACGTGAGGCGAGAAGACTATATCACTTTATCAAAGGTGGTAACCCTAACCTATCGCAGAATAAAAGAGAGATGATGTTCTTGCAGATGTTAGAGGGTCTGAACAAAGAAGAAGCAGAGTTAATTATCGCCGCAAAAGACAAAGAATTAAACAAGAAATATAAGGGTTTAACGGCAAATTTAGTCAAAGATGCGTTCAACTGGAACGATAGTTTCATGCAAAAGTAAGTAAAATCGGGCGTTTTAGGTGCGACAAAATGGGCCAAAATAACCATTGACAATATCGTATATTCCTGTTATTGTATATACATGATTAACAATAAAGGAGACTACATTATGAAAAACACTAAAATAAACTTTGTATCTGCTAGAGATGGTAAGTTACAATTACATTATACAGAAATGGGAGTTGAAAAAATAAAGGCTTCTGAAAATCCTATTATTCTTGCTGAAGTTATGAGAAAACATGGATTTGAGGATACAGTTATGGCTTCATCTTCAATGGATTATGCGTCTGAAGACGGTTTTAAAACTGATGACGGTGCAAAAAAATTATATCAAAACGCAATTAACTTAATATAAGGAGTATACATTATGGGAAAAGTAAAAGCATGGGCATATGATTGTGCCGAAAAAGAAGTTGACGATATCCTAGATAAAGTTAAATCTGGTGTCATCAGCAGTGACGATGCAGAAAAAGAAATTATGCAAGTGTCAAACCTTGACATCTTAGGTGTTGATGAATATAATGTCGATGAGATTATCGATGATTATTTAAATGGTAACACTGTGGGGTATGCATATGCGTAAGGCGTTTCTATCTCTGTTCGTAGTATTTGTTTACATTTGGTCATGGTCAATCTTTAACGTTGCCAAAGCAGACGATTACAATACGGCTGTTCTTAGTCATGTAATTAAAGAAAACATTTCAGGTTCGATTGATAATGATGCAGTATTAAAAGCAGAGTTAGATAAAGCCGCATATACATTTGCGATTACGGCATTATCTATTTTGGAAAAACAGTTACCACAAATCTTAGAAGGTGTACAAAGAGACTTAGAGATTATGGTAGAAGAAAAATACAAAGAAACAATTACGAACTAATTTGAAAAACAAACTAAGAAAACTTATTAAACCATTTCATCACAAAGACAGACGGTATAGAACTACATATGCCGATATGTTTTTATGGTTTGATATATTGAACAATATTTTATTTGA